GCGGAGCTGCCGCACGACTTGGCGCTCCGCAGTGTTGGGCCTGGGGCTCACCTCGTCCCACTCGACCCCATCAGCGACGCGACCGCGCAAGTCCGTGATGGCGGCGTCCTCGGCCACGTCGGCGGGGGCAAGTTCGCCCCGCTGGATCCGCTCGTGCAGCGCCACGTGGGCGCCGGCGTGCGTCGCCGTGCCGATCGCAGCCCCGATGCCGTTGGCAGTCGTGCGCAGCTGGTACCCGGCATCCTCGATCTCGCGGCGGAACAGCCTGGCGGCACTGCGCCGCGGGCAGTCGGCGTACCCCGGCAATGAGCTGGCGCGGATGACGAGGGGCTCAGGCATCTGCGGGCTCCTCTGCGCCCAGCATCCTACTCAGCGGATACTTGTCGAGCAGGCGCTGGTAGATCTCGCTCACGCCCGCACCACGCAGACCCGCATCGATGTGTGACCCTCTGCAGCGGCGCGGAGCCTGTACTTGCGCGCCTCCATCACGGCGAGGTGGAGGTCGTCGGTCGCCGGCCCGAGCGCCGGGCCGGTGCCGATGGTGGTGTCGACGAACTTCACGCGGTACTGGACGGGATCGCCGGACGTTTCCCGAAAATAGATCACATCGCTCGCTTCCTGATCGATGCTTCCATCTTCGTAGAGAACGATGCGGCCCTTGCGCTTCGCCTGGTTAACGGCAGACTGGCTTATGCCAAGATGCCTGGCGTATTCGGTTTCCGTCAGCCCTTGGCGGGGTTTCCCCCGCCGTTGAGCTGCACGTCGGTTAATCTCCGCCATCACATATAAAAATCGTCTTTTATTTCCGCGAGGCGTTCCTCAACAGACTGCACCCATTCCGCAAGCGCTTTGCGGTCGGCCATTGCACTCTCTGCCGCACCAACGGGCCACTGCTTTAAAAGCGCAATCAACTTCTCAGCTGCCGTCATTTCTCTGTTCCTTTCACTGGCTTTCCCCAGGAACCCGAAGGGGTTTCCTGCAATAGCGTTTCGTCTATGCCCTGGTCTTCCTTTTCAGTCTCCTCCTGAACGATATCGGAAAATTGCTGCCGCACCTTCAGCCCGGAAACAAGCCTAACCTGATGCTCCCACGCACGGCGCGTGATTCGCGAGATAGCCCGAGAAGCCCTTTCCGCGGACTCAAGCGCTTCTGTAACTGTCCTCAAAGCATCCGGATTGCCTGTTGTCATAAGGGTTGTTAGTGCTTCGGATAGTGCTTGCGTGCCCCACAAGGCAGCAGCAGCGTCGGTAAGCGCTGCGCGCGAAGCCAGCGCCAAGAGATCCGAATGCGAAACCCCACGCAAGTCAGCATCTTTAAAGATATCTTCAGCACTTTCGTCTTTGTTTACCATCTTTTTCCCTATTCTTCAACCCACCCAACAAACTCGCCAAAGCGGAACCATTCCCGACCTTGGCGCATCTCATCGCGTAACGGACGCTGAACGCCCATAAGACTTAGTTCTTTCGCGATGATATCATTAGCAGGTACTCCGCTAGCTACTTTCCCAGCTAGAGTGAGCCGGGCCATTATTGTTCCCAAATACCCGTCCTGTGCGACGACTTTGTCCATGACAATAATCGCGCCGCCGGTCCGTCGCCGCCCACGCAGCTTTTGCAAAACGCTTTCCCGAGCGGCCGGTGCAATGAACATAAGCGTCAGAAAAAGAACAGCTACGTCAAAATCTTCAAGTTGAATATCGGAAATGTCCCCGACGACAAGGTTTTCCTTCCCAGGACCGGCATAGACCTCAGCCATTTCCCGGCTAACCTCGACTGGAATTATCTTTGCATTTCTCTTCTCAATAATAGGGGCAATAGCGCGCCCTATATTCCCCGTTGACGCGCCAATATCGTAGATTGTCCCGTTTTTTGGTAAGTAATGCCGGATAATGTGGGCAACCGCGCCAGTTGCCAATTCATACCACGGCAGCTGTTCGCGCACATGGGCATCAAACGTACCAGCAACGTCTTTTCCTTCGAAAGTCCAGTCTTTCATCACGGAAGAATTCTCCTTAAACGGCGGCCAGCCCATGAGTTTTAATAATCTCCGCGCGGTAGAAAGCACGCGGGTTAGCAAACAAACTGGCTGCACTTTCATCTGCGCCAGCAGCCCCTTGGAATGTTTCCTTCTGCCGTTTTATAACCCAGTCAGGGATAACCCCAATTGACGCCTTTTTCAAGGCTTTTTTGCCAGGCGGGCAGGCCAGTTTCCCCAGACCTAAGACAAATTCAACCAATTGACGTTCCATGAAAGGCAGCCGACACTCGACGCCAGCCGCCATAAAAGCTTTATTGCAACGGACAAAGTTTCCCCTTGCCATCTTTGCTAGTTGGGCAATTCGTAGCTGTCGCCACCCGTTATCATCGGTTTGGGAGCCCTTGATACAGAGGCTCCCATAGCCACCAAATAATTCATCGGCAGCTTCGCCGGAAAGGCAGACTTTAAAGCCATCTGCTGCAATCGCGCGCGCTAGCGGGATACAGAGCGCGGCAATTTCGATTTGTGCTTTACTTGGGATTTCAATAGCTTTTGCTGCGGCAATAAAGTCTTCGCTTTTCAAATGAACCCTAACTTCTTGCAATGGGACATTTAGTTCTCGGCACAGGCGTTTTGCTGCTAAATAATCCTTTGAATTCGTAGAATGTACTGCAGTATAGGCTACTATATTGGGATTTTCTTGCTTCGCCAAAGTTAAGATTAACGAACTATCTAGTCCACCCGAAATAAGACAGCACAGCGGCGCATCTGAGATAAGGCGTGCACGAACTCCGTCTCGTAGTTGTGTGATAAGTGTTTGGACTGGGATTTCAGCAACCCCGTTAACTACAGGTGGCAAAGAATACCACAAATACATTTTGCTTGTCGTTAGGTCTAGAACAGTTCCGGGCGGGAGCGGCGTCGCTGGGAAGAGCTTCCCCAGCCCTTTTCGTTCACTAGACCAAACAAATCGATTGTTACGAAGTTTGCAGACATAGAAAGGGATTTTCCCAAATCTGTCACGAGCAAGGATGAAATCCTTACCATCCGACCAAGAAAAGGCAAACATACCCTCTAACTTCGGTAAGGTTTTCTGCCAACCCCAGACAGTAAGAGCCTGCGCTAGGACTTCTGTATCACCAGAGCTTTTAAAGATACAGCCCAAGGCTTCCAATTCGGACCTTATGGCCTTATAATTCCAAATCTCCCCATTAAACGCAAGGACACTATTGCCATGGCAGAAAGGTTGAGCGGCACTCTCGGTTGTGTCTAAGATAGCAAGACGTACATGTCCATGCGTCATCGGCCCGTCACTTCTAATGCCGTGCCCGTCAGGTCCACGATGAGCAATGCGGCCTAAAGCATCAGAAACAGAGAAAGTAGCGATACTTCCAAAGCTGCCGGCGATCCCGCACACTAGTCTTGTATCCGACTTAGGATTTCGCTTGCAACTGTTTCTGCAATAGCTTTCATCATGAGCGGTGGGACAGCACGCCCAAGACGCTCCCATTGCTGCGCATAAGTCCCCTTCAGGATAAAATCATCGGGGAAAGAGCAAATGCGTTTCAGTTCCTCGATAGTAAACTTTCGCTTTTCTATCGGGTGAACAACTGACGCTAAACTGGCTTGTTTGACGTTGTCCCATTCTTTTCCGATAGCAAATCTGGAGATGTCGGTTTCTTCTATGACATAGTCGTTGTCTTGCGCCATAATGGTATTCATAGGGTGATGCGTTTCGCTCTCCACCCTGCAGAATTGCGGCCCTGTTCTCCCTGTAATTCTTGCTTTGTCTAGCCAAGGAATAGCTTCTTTTACACTATACCGGTAGGGAAAGGGTTTAGGGAAGGTTGGTTTCAGACCTAAATCATTCCGGACACCCATAAAAATAATCCGTTGCCTTGCCTGCGGAACTCCAAGCCATTGAGCATCCAGCAGCTGCGCATTTACAGCATAGCCTAGACCCTTAAGCTTTCGCATAATCTCGATAAAGTAGCCCTTAGCCGTTCCTTTCACTAAGCCTGAAACATTCTCAGCCACAAAAACTTTTGGTCGCATCTCATCAACAATGCGGGCATATTCGAAGAAAAGATCATCAGTTCTTTGCGTCGTTCCGCTGTATTCTTTAACTTTTCCCCAGCCTTTTTCACGTTTTCCTGCTGTAGAAAAGCTGGCACAAGGGGGCGAACCATCTAGTACGTCTAATTCGCCAGCAGCCAACCCGATCTGTCTAAGGAGATCTTTTCCAGAAACATTCCGAATATCCCTGGGATCAATAATCGTATGTGGGGCTTTATTTGCTGCATAGCTTTCACGAGCCTCGGGGATAAACTCGCTGGCAAGCAATACCTTGAAACCCGCCATCCGGTAACCAGTAGACGACCCCCCACAGCCAGCAAACAAAGATACAACGTTAAAACTATTTGGCTTTAAATCTACGATTTCTTGCATAGTTGGGATGTGAAAAGGGGGTTTGCTTGTCGGCATCAGGGCTACTCTCTTATCACGAGTAATTTCAACGTAGTATTGGCGTGCAGTCGCAGAAATGCCATTCGCAGATATAGCTGGACACGGACTTTCGTCCAGATCGATGTTGCGACCGCCGCCAAAACGGGGGTTGCCTGTCATTCTTAAATAGGCAGACAAACCGTCAATATCCTCCCCATCAAACTCAAGACAATACTGATCACGACGCCGCCCAGCAATGCCCAGGGCCATTACAGTTGGGCATGGAAACTGCGCAATGTCGATCTTGTCTTTGCCCCACTGCGCAGATCCAATACGCTTAAGCCAAATTGCCATTTTTAGTCGGAGCTGGCCTTTCCCGACCAGGCATACCCGCATTTAGGGCAGGTGTACTCGGTTTCAACATCTTCATCGTATTCCTTGAATTCTTCAGGAGCTTCAGCCAAATCCGCTGAAACTTCCTGAAGCAACTTTTCGATTTCGTTATCGTCAAAACCAGTATGCCCGAGGTTGTATTCGTCTTCAAGCAAGCTGTTCAGCTCTTCTGCAAGCAGGGCTTCGTCCCAGCCTGCATCAAGCGCTAGACGGTTGTCGGCAATGCGGTAGGCACGGGCTTGCGCTGGAGTAAGGTGCCCTAGGCGGATGATAGGCACCCGCTCAAGCGCTAGCATCTCCGCGGCCATCAACCGGCCATGGCCGGCAATGACCTCGCCTTCCGCGTCTACCAGAACGGGCGAAGTCCACCCAAACTCCTGCATACTGGCCACCAGCTTCCGAACCTGCTCGGAAGAATGCGTTCGTGGGTTCTTCTCGTAGGGTCGAAGTTCCGAAATCGGAACGAACTCGATTTTAGTGTCAGTCATACCGAACCTCTCTCAACCATTGGTTATCTTTCTGCAGCCGTTCGACTTCCGCTTCCAGTTCTGCGATCCGCATCTTTGCCACCTCGTCGCCAATCATCTCGGCGACAGCCTTGCGCACGCCCTGCTGATCATATTTATCAAGCGCATACTGACGTGCATACATCTCGTTTCCAGACAGGATCGCAGCAACGACGCTGTCCACCATCTGATATGCCATAGTCTGCATATTGCGCTCAAGGGCGCCGTCCCAGATCGCAGAGCTAACCGCATCGAACGCCGCATCGGAAACCTTGTCGGCAGCCGCCTTGACGACAGCTTGCATCAGCTCGTTCCCGAGCAGATCTTCCACGATCTTATCGGCGTGACGCTGTGCCGCAAAGTAAGCAGTCCCGCAGGAAGGATACTCTTTGCCTTTTGCCACATCCTCAACAGTTATCAGTGGCGATGTCTTTGCAGTGTCGTTCATTTTCAGACTTCCCCTTTCTTCATTGTTTCCGCAACACGTAGCTGATCCGCCAGGCAACTAACAGGATAGCCAGTGAGACCCATGCGAAAAGTAGATCATCGCTTACAGCGACTAGCCATCTGCCGACGCCGATCCACACAAACACCAGAGCCGCAAAACTTATGCCGTCGAACAAAAGGCCGAAGGCTTCACGCACTGACATCAGAGCCAACCCACAGCCCAAAGCCCCAGAAAGAACAGGACCCAAAACGCGGAGGTGGCGAGAGGAATGAAGATGGGACCCTGCCACCAGGGATGCTCGTCTTTGCACATCAGGGATCGATCCTTTTCCGATGGGGGAAGGCACGCAGCAAGGTCCGAAAGGACTTCATCCAACGGCCGTAGCGGTTCGTCAGCGTCATGTGCACACGAGGCCACCTTCAAACCAAGGAACACCGTTGATCATTACCATTGCTTTTCTCGAACCTCTGGCAGAATTCCCTGGATCTTCTGTTCGATTTCTTGGCAACGCTTGGCAAAGAACAGCCAAAGCGTCAGCGCTTGATCCATTTCCGCGAAGTCTTCAAGATCACGTCTGCTTAGCATCCCCGCAAACCCCTTTCATTATACCGTGGACAGCCCGTATCTTGTAACCGCTTTAGCAGCATATCGCAACCCAAATAACCAGTCACCGCATCCTGTAAGTCCTGTGCCAGTTCCCAACTTGGTGTCTTTTCCCCCCGTTCCCAAGATGAAATGGTTGTTTGGGAGAAGCCCGCTATGTTGGCAAACTGCTCTTGTGTAAGTTTAAGGTTTGTTCGGACTTGCCGCAGCCATTCGCCATCAAAAGTATCGATCGGCTGATAACGTTCGCTTTCTGGGAGGGGTAAAGTCATCGCTTTTCCGGTGACGGAATAGTTTGTCCCATAGAAAGTACAGCTTCGATCCAATCAATTGCAACACTTTCTACCTCGGATAGTGCTTCGGACATGCTGTCTCCCGTAGCCATACAACCCGGAAATTCTTTGATGTAAGCCGTATAAGAACCGCAAGGCTCTGAAACGACAATTCGGGTAAATTCAACGGACAAGCGCGGTGCGACCAGAGCCTCTGAAAGGGAAAGTGTCATTTGACCTCTATGTCGTCATAGCCATGATAAGAGCCTGTGATCGTATCAACAAGCAGTCCGATAATAGTCCCGCCTGGCGGAAACACCAGGAAGTTTCCCAGTGTCCACCAGTTGAAACCACTTTTTTCTTTTGCCTGGGTATCGCCGCAAGTTACCAGGAGCGAGCTGCTTGTGCGCTCAACAGCGACCGATGCTGGGGTCGTTACCTGCGCAACAGAACGGCCGCCTTGATAAACGACGCAGTCCTGACCCGGAGGCTTACTGTTGATCTCAACATGATCGGTTGTGCCGTTAACGATACTGGCGCAGCCCGAAAGAGCTAATGCTGTTGCCAGGGCGACGGCTGTTCTGCGGACAGTCATCGGCTCCGGTTCCTCAGAAGCTCGTCGGCGTCGCCGCGGAAGTTCACGTCGGGGATGATCGACTGCGGCCGGAAAGTGACCTCGTAGTGGTAGACGCCGACCTTGGCGTCGCCTGTCTGCTCGACGAAGTAGGTTACATTGTCGGATAGGCCCAAGAAGTGCTTCCTGAACGTCTCCGAGCCGGTCTTGCACGTGACCTCAAGCTGCTTGTCCATCCCATCGGCCTTTATTGAGCACAGCCCCGCTATGGTCAGCATGTAGCTGTCGGTGATGCCGTTGTAGAAGACAATCCTCCTCTCAACGCCAAAGTTGTCGGCGGCACGAGAGAGGTTATGTGACGCCACGTCCGCGTCCTGCATGCATCCAGACAACGTCAGAGCAGTTGTAGTGGCCAACGCCGCAGCCTTTAAGGTTGATCGCACTTTTACTTTCCTCCGGTTAAATGAACTGTTTGGCAAGCTTCAAAGCTTGCCCTTGGTAGTGATTATTTGCTCCGCCATAGAGCTTATCCGGGACTTCGCTCATGTGCTCATACCGGAGCGTCGCCAGCTGCTGCCCGTCTCGCAGCATGATTGGCATATCTCGTGGCATCACCTCGAAGACAGCTTTCGCGCAGAAACCCGGATCAAAGAACCCAGCATAATGCGCCCGGAACTCCCCCAACGAAGCGTCAAAAGGAATCATCTCCGCCGCCTCAAGTGGATCGACGGCAACAGTTTCTTTTGACGCGAAGATATAAAGCTTTCCTGGGTAAAGGATCACAGTTTCGCTTGAGCTGAAGGAATTCCACCAGTCTGGCGCGTAATGGCTCTCGCGGAAATCTACTTGCCTGTGTCTGGAAGCGTACCCGACCACTCCCCCATTCCCGACTAGGTCCACGCCAACTATCGTCCTTTTACTATGCCATGGCCCTGCGCAAAACCGAACCTGCGCTAAGCTATCGCCATAATAAACAGTGATATCGAAAACTTGAGGGCAGATCTCCAGGACAAGCGGCCCGCTATATTCCTTCGGGATGTAGTCATAACGACTGCAGCCTGCCGCGAGCAGCCGACAGGCCAACCCCAACCGCCCGCTCGTGCTCTTGGCATTCGCCCGGCCCGAAAGCCCATAAGGCAAGCTCGAAACGTATTCCTGGCACTCTGCGACGTAAACATGCCCTTTGCGCAGCAGAACCCCTCGCTTTGTGTCGAGAGCGTTTTCCATTCCACAGTCACTCAGTGGGAGGGATGCTGCTGGCACCGCATAGATCGTCTGGCCGAGGCGCAAATCGAGGCTCGCAGGCTGGATTTGATCTTCGCCAATCATATTACCAAGCGTCTCGATCCGGTTGTGCCGGACAAGCTTACGGATTTCCTGCGATGGGAG